AAAATAAAAGGCTTATTTGATAAGCCTTTTAATTAGTTTTTCATCACAATTGTTAACTTTTAGTTCTTTTTTTAATTCTTCAAAAGCATTTTCTTGTTCTTTTAGCAAGGTTTCTAAAAGGTTGTCTTTTATAACAAGTTTTTGAATTTCTATTCTTTTTGATAAAGTCACTTTGTCGATATCTTCTATTTTATTTGTTGTTAATAATGCTTTATACATATTATTTAGCTCTGTTGTTTTTTCAATTAGTATATTATGTGAATCTATACACATTTTAGTGTATTTTTGTATTGTATTATAATAATACAACAATTGCGTGAATTTATGTGGCTGTTTTTTAATTTTTTTAATATATTTTAATTTGCTACATAGTAATTCAAATAAAACTCTAAAAAGTATAAAAGCAGTAACACCAAAATATACTAATAACATTAAACTTTCATCTGTCATAATAAGCACCCTTTCTTTATTCTGTAACTATATTATAATATATTTTCTTTTAAAAGTCAAGATAATTTTTGCGTCTAAAATTGTTTTAATAAAATAATCTTTAGACGGTTGTCGTCTAAACTTTTTTAACTAACGGTTTAGACGCAAATTTAGATAAAAAATAAGGTGGACTGTTGCCCACCTTATTTTTACTTATGTTATTTTAAAACCTCTCTTTCATTCATTCCAAAGTTTTGGTTTACCATTTTCGTCAACAAGTACAATCATATACTCGCTATTAAGAACAGCGTACATAACTTTATTTTCAGTATCATATACTATATGTGCGTGTATGGCGGTATTATACCCTACATCTACAAACATATTGCCAATCCTGTTTGATGTTTCATTCTTTTTCATCTTTCTACCTCTACAAACTCGTTTTCGGTGTCCGCAGTAACCTCATTATCCGCAAGGCTATAAGCCTTTACCTTGCCCTTTTTTGGAATTTTTACGGTGTCAACGGCAAGCGTACCACTTTCAGCAAGCTGTCTGAGCAACGCACTTGCTTTCTGAGTAGAAAAGCCGAACTGTTCGCCGATTTCACTTGCGACAACACTCTGACCGTTTTCCTTGATAAAGTCAACAATTTCAGTCTTAATGCTTTCGTTCTCTTTCTGTCTTGCATTCATTGTGCTTGAACGCTTTTTATTGCGTTCATCAAGCTTTGCAAGCTGATTTTCGGCAAAATCAATAACGGCGGTGTCGATTTTGTTGTTAATTACGCTGTTCAAAAATTCTCTGTTTGTCATAATATATCCTTTCTTTTTTAGCGTTAGGTCGCAACCCTATTTTTTATTTAAAAGTTAATCTCTTAACTTTCTGTACTTATTATATCATAGATTGTTTTGTTTGCCAACAGTTTTTTAAAACTTTTTTAAAAATTTTTTAAAAAGTTTTTTAAGTTTTTTGTCTTTCCTTTCTTTATCTTATGTATATATTATATAGCAAAAACTTTAAAAAGTCAATAGTTTTTTGAAAAAAATTTTTAAAAAATTTTTGGCGACTTTTGCGTCTAAACTTTCTTTTTGCTAAATGACTTTAGACGGTTGTCGTCTAAAAAGTAAATTTAAAGTTTAGACGCAAATCAGAGTAAAAAAAAGAAGCGGATTATTCCGCTTCTTTAATTGTAATATTATCGTCAAGGAAAAAATCTCCGTCATCTATGTCATTTAACCACCGAGAAATAGCGTTCATCTCCCAAGTTTCAAAGAGGTCAAGCTCCAGCTCGTCTGTTTTGTTCATAAATTCCTCAAGTTTTGCAAGACCTTTTTTGATTGTTTCAATCTCACTTTCTGTAATTGTCAATTCTTTAATAAAAGTTGCGTTCATTATTATCTGTCCTTTCTGTATTTTGAATTATATTTTTTTATAATTATAAATATTTTTAATTGCACAAATTAACGATTTGCGAGGGTAAAAAGAAATAAAAACATAAAATATATTACAAGCACAAATGCTCCAGCGGTCATTGCTTTCACCTCTTTCTTTATCTTATGTATATATTATACACTATAAAATTTATTTTGTCAATAGTTTTTAAAAAAATTTTTAAAATTTTTAAAAGAAAATTTTGCGTCTAAACTTTTAATTTTGTTTTTTTAGACGACTACCGTCTAAACCTTAACCTTTAAGAGTTTAGACGCAAAATTAAAAAAATAATTAAGCAATAAATTGCTTAATTATTTTTTCATCATAAGTTTTTAAACTATGAGATTTTTTCCAACGACTTAAACTCACCTCAATTTTATGTTGTTTTCGCCAATTGTGCTCATAGATAGCCACCCATTTATTAAGATAAGCTATCATCTGTTCAATTTGTTTTTCGCTATAAGATACTTTATCTTTTGGCGGTATACAAAGAATTTCATTATAATAGCTATGGATTTTATCTCTCAACTCTTGCTTCCTTTTTTTAATATAACAACCTCTCTTAGCATATTTGTTTCTCTTTTCCCATTTCTTCAAATAAAATTCATAAAGATATTTATTATCTCTAATATCTTTTTTAATAAAATGCTTTTCAATAGCTAAGTAAGTTTTTATAACCAGAAAAGGTACAATTATAATAACCGTAAGAATAGCTATAGTCACTAAAATTGAAATAATCTCTACCATAATGTATAACCTCTTTCTTTATTTGATATATTAATTATATCATATATTTTTTGTTTTGTCAATAATTTTTAAAAATAATTTGCGTCTAAAGTTATTAACTTTTATTTTAGACGGTTGCCGTCTAAGGAGCAATCCAAAGTTTAGACGCAATTTTAGTTAAAAAATAAACGGTTATATAAACCGTTTATTTTCTTTATTAGTCTATAGTAAATTCGGTGAACTCTTCTTCCTCATCTTCTGAAGGCAATATAAGCCCTTTATCTGAAAATATTTCTTCAATCATATCACTTATATTACCAAAAGTAGTTTCATCAATCCCTCTTGTGTCGCATTCATTTTCTTGTAAAAAATAAATAAAATCTTGTAGAATTTGTGTAGCTCTACATAAATTATTATATTCTTTAGCTTTTGAACCGTGAATCCTTTTAGTATAACCTACTGTCATTATCTTTTACCTCTTTTCTTTTTTATTTTTTTAACTATTATTACAATCAATTCAAATGGGATATCTACTATAATGTATGGAAAACATACGATTAACATAAACCAATCATCCCACAATATCTCTTGACCTAAAAAAGTAGCACCTATTGCAATTAAAATACTAATTATAAGCCAAGTTGCAAAAACTGAAATAACAATTGTAACCATTTATTTTTACCTCTTTTCTTTATCTTATGTATATATTATACATCATAAAAATTATTTTGTCAATAGTTTTTTAAAAAAATTTTTAAAAAAATTTAAAAGAGAAATTTGCGTCTAAAGTTTTAATCTTTAACCTTTAGACGACAACCGTCTAAGTTTTGTCTAATTAATAGTTTAGACGCAATTTGTAGTAAAATAAAAGGTAGGCTATTGCCCACCTTTTATTTTAGTCTTTAATAATATTAATATAAGAGCTATCTAAAGAGGCTTTAAAACCTTCTAACATATCATCTGGCAAACATACCGCATAATCATCAGTCAAACTACACCCGAAAATCTCTTCATAGGCATAGCCGTATTCGATAAGCAGGTTTAAGCCGTTAATAATAGCGTCCTTTTCTTTTTTTGTCATTGTAATTTTTTTTGTAGCTTTCATTTTTAAAATTCCTTTCTTTATTTTGTAACTATATTATAACATAACTTTTTTTAAAAGTCAATAGTTTTTTAAAAAAATTAAAAATTTTTAAAATTTTTTGCAGCGGCAACGCAGCTCATTTACACTCAAACGCAGCTTTTTTCGTGTTTTAAAAATAGGAATATAGATAGTGAAAAATAAAAGATAAAAATTTTTATCCCTCTGCCGCCGTTTTAACACCTACCCCATCGGCTCATAAAAGATTAGATAGATTGATATTTTTTTAGTATATTCATAAAATTTTATCACATTAACATTATTATTATTTTATATTGATATAAAATATAATAGTTACTTGCAGTTTTAATATACCATAAAGATATATCTATTTTATAAATTTTATATTTACCGCTTTTACTTTTCCATTATAGCACTACTTAGCATTTTGTACAACCTGTCTAAACTTAAAATAGTGATATTATACAAAAGAATAGCGTGGAACAGTTATTTTTTTAGTTATATTGTATCTTTTTTAAATAGTACAATTTTTTTGTATTGTATATATTGTATAAGGTTGTAAATATTCAAAACTTTTTTTAAAAAACTATTGACAAAAGGGCGAAACGGCTATATAATAGGACTTGCAAGGGAACAGAAAAGACCTTGTAAATATTTTTGAATTGAGGTTTTACATTATGATTGATTATGAAATTACAAAAAACGGAAAAAATGACTATTCAAAAGTTTTTAATGGTAACATTAGCGTAAATTTGTTACAAAAAATCATTAACGATACAAAAGCGGTATCAACTCAAAGGGCGAGAGCCTATTTGCTAATAAAACTTATAAACCGTTCTAATGTTCAATTGAATAGTATTGATATAGGCGGCATAGAAAATCATACCGTAGGCGGAACAAAAAACGGCGAGAACGGCGGTGAGTTTGAGCTATTAGTCACCGACTTTTTGAAAAATAAGCACCGTGTCAGTCCAAAAAATACCGTTGATATAAGAAAATATATCAATATAAACGGTAAAAAAAAGGCGATTACATTAGATTGTAAAAGCGGGGCGGGAGATATCGGATATTATAATATAAACGGTGACTTAAAATTATTAAAAGAAAATTATATTATATGGACACCTATATATTATAAAGAATTATCATTATATAACACAATAGTGTTAGATAAAAATACTTTTATTAAAACTATTAAAGAGTTAGGATTGTTAAGAAAAAAGAAAAAAACAAACTCATTTACTTATAAGATGAGTTTGCAAAATATCAACAGTTTCAGAATGGTTGATAAAGTAATGGAATTACTCAATAATTCAATGAATTTACTTGAGTTTTGCGATTTTTATAATCTAACTATAAAGGTTTAAAAAAGAGGTGTTAAAAATGAAAATGTTTATAAAAATCATAAGTATTTTATTTGCAATCATTACCGTTGCAATAGTTACATATAATATAACTACAATGTTAGTATTATCAAATTTACAGATTGACTATACTCCCAACAAAAAAAATATAACTGTTACCTATGAGGGCGAAACGGAGTTATACGATATTCCACAATTTAATTAAAAGTAAAGGCACTTTATAGTGCCTTTTGTATCGTTAATGATTTTTTGTAACAAATTTACGCTAATGTTACCATTAAAAAC